CAAGGGCCGATGTCACGTTGGCACCGCCAGTACCGTCAACCTCAAAGGCGTGACCAGTTGCTTTAGCCAAGCCGTTAGCCTGGTCGCCAGCAGTCAGGTAGAGAGATGCTTTGACCACCCAAGTTGACACCGAACGATCGGCAACAGTTGTCAGGTTCTCAGTAACCATTCTTGCGTCTGGATACTCCGCGTAGACCATTTGCAGGCGTTCTGCAACGGTCGCGTACTTAGATAGATCAAACTTCGGCATCTTCGTCCTCTCCGGTCATCTCTAAAAATCCCCAACCAGCGTCCATGTAGAACCACAGGTCTATCTCTTCTAAGGATATCTTTTCTAGGATGCCGTCGGCAAGCTTTATGCCGTTGACTAATCCCGTGACTAGCGTTCCGCCTTTACGGAGGCCGATGTAACTACCAAGCCCTATCTCTAAGGGCATTGTTTCTTTTTCTTCGCTCATAGGTTTGCCTTCTTGTTTACGATCAAGGTTGGAGATCCAGCCCTGATTTGTCGTGATGCTACTCGTATGTTATCCACTAAACCGTGTTTAGCAGAACCCATAGTATCTAGTGTCCTAGATTTGAGCAACATCAAGTATTTGTATCCTTCGTCGGTCGCTATCTGCGCCTTGTAAAGTTCGTGGCCTAGTTCGCCAAGGTCAACTTCAGTTTCCTCTATGTCAGAGTTCATGTACTTGACAGCGTTGTAGGTTGACTCAGAGCCGTCCCAGTCTGGCTTGGTTTCCGTCTGGACTGAATTCCAGAAGCGGTCAAGCGCCGTGTTCTGCACGTCTATAAGGTCTTGATTGAATGGCACGTCGTATTCGTTCCAGGTCATGCCTGCCACTGCGACAATGATGCCCTTGTGTATCTTTAGTACGCCCATGTAGTGCTGCACTTGCGCTAAGTAAGATCTAGGCACTTCGTCCCAAGGCATCCGCGCTGTCTTTACTTCGACCACCATTAGCTCGCCAGTTTCTTTGTGGCGTGCAATCGCATCTGGATTAGCGCGTCTGTAGTCGCAGAATTCGTCTGCGTAGGTGCCAGTCTCAAAGACTTCGTATTCGGGATGCTCTTCTGCCCACAGATTTAGTATCGGCGCTTCAAAAGCCTTACCGAACCGAATTGCCCAGTTCTCTTTTATCTCGGACGGGATCAGGTTTAGCTTCTTGGCCCATAAGGCGTAGGCGCTCTCCCACTGGTTCAAACCTAGTATGGTGCCCACTTCACTACCACCGATACCTAAAGACCGCTCAGCGTGCCACTCAGGGCTTCCTGGGGTGTATAGGCCGACTAATCGTGCGCCGTTTAGACGCTCCGGTGTAAAAAACTCCATGTGTTGCTCCTTTTGTTGGTAGTCTGAACCCTACTATGGGCAACGGACAAGTTACAACCAGGTATATCAAATTGTTACAAAGCATCCACAAAGAAGGTGGCGTGCCTTGCGAAAGATTGCCGGACTTGTTCTTTCCAGAAGACTTAGGAACACCAGAGCTTAGATCAGCAGCTACTAAAGCGGCTAAGGCTTTGTGCCACTCCTGCCCGATTATAGATGCGTGCTACGAGTACGCCATAGAGACAGATCAGGTTTACGGAGTATGGGGCGGGACTTCGCCCGAAGAGCGGATTTGACAAACTGAATTTGTAGGGTTAGCTTTTGCTTATGAACTCAGAGCAAGCGCTTACAGCATTAGCCAACGGCATCCGTGAAACCGGAGCGCCATCTTGTCAAGAGTCCGATCCAGAAGCGTGGTTTCCAGAAGGTGCGCATAGGCTTCCAGAGAAGCGACAAGCAATTATTCTGTGTAAAGCCTGCCCCGTTCAAGCACTATGCCTTGAGTTTGCATTGATAAACAATGAGCAATATGGCATCTGGGGTGGCTTAGGCTCTGGTCAAAGAGCCAGGATACGCAAGGCTAGGTTAGCTACTTCTTAGAAACAATTGAAGTCAGGATTGAAAGCAGCCCTGCTCCAAGTGAGATAGACAGTAACCCTGTCCAGTCAACAGTAAAAAGACCAACGCTTCCGGTGCCTAGGTAAGCCAATGCTGATTGCGCAACAGTCTTGATAGCGCGTTCTCCGCTGTAAGACCAAAATTCTTTACTAAACATCTTCATTCGTCCATTCTGTATTAGTGTTCTTACCGTCCTGCCACGATGCACTTACAGTGTAAGCCGTTGTAATGATAGAGATAAGTGACACTCCGCCTGTTATCAAGGTTACGCCAACTCCCCACTGATCCACCAGGAATGTTAGCGCACCGAATAAAATCATTGCAAAGCCGAGGCGATACGAACCGAAGATTAGCTTGCGCCGAAACTTCCAGTTAGGCCCAACCTCGGAATCAGGCTCGTCCTTCAAAAAGAAAACGCCGTCAAGCATCCTTAGAACGGTCTTTTGCAACACGTGCATACCTTTTCTGTACGCTTCCGGTTAGGTGGCCCTGA